ATCGGCACGATCTTTCGTTGCGCTGCCATGACACCCCTTGCGCCAAAACCCTCCGGCGCTACCACAGGTGGGGGTGCTGGGGGAATCCCTCGCAACTGGTTGGTTTCACGGAATCGGTGTACTAGTCCAAGCAAATTTGCCGCGCGTGGCCGCCCGGACGCCCAGAATGGGCGGGAGAAGGGGGCTATGAGGCATGTGGCTGGCGAGGCGGACGGATTGTGGGGTCCTGCTCTGTGGGGCTTGTGGGGTCCCTGTGGGCTGTGGGGCTGTGTGGCGGTTGCCACGCTTTCCGAGGGCAAATTCCTTGACTACAGAAAAAAAGCCTTGCCCAGGCACCCCAATTTGGTGTATAGAATTGGCTATGATGGTGCTCTGCGCGTGCGGGAGGCTGGGTCGGGTTCGGCGCGAGGCTGCGGCGTAGCCTAGTTCAAGCAAATCTGCCGTGCGGGACCGTCGGGACGCCATGTTGGGTGGGAGAAGGCCGGGGCCCCGGCTTATGGGCGATTGCCTTTCGTCCGAGGGCAAATTCCTTGAAGCCAGAAAAAAAGCCTTGCCCAGGCACCCCAATTTGGTGTATAAGATTGGTTATGATGACGTTCTGCGCGTGCAGGACTTTGTTTTCCATTCTAGTGCCCCGCGTCGTTGATTGTGCAGCCTCGTAGCGGACGCAGTCCGCCGGTGCGCCGACGGCGGACTTCGTCCGCAGCGACGGAATCCTTCCAGACTGCCGGGAAGGCCGACGAAGGGTGACGATCGGCCTCCAGCCCGTATGACGCGACCTGCCGTCGAGGCGGTTCGGGAATACTCAGAGTTAGTCATTGAGAGTTTGGCGAAGATGACCGCCGACGCGTCGGCATCGGCATCGGCGGCGGCGCGGGCGAGTGCGGTCGTGGCACTTCTGAATCGCGGTCGGGGCAGGTCGTCGGTGACGGAACGTGCTGCGGACGACATGGGTGCCCTGCCGGATGACCAGTTTGGACGCGGAATCGATCACCGGATCGCCGAAGCCGCTGCCTCTGGCCGATTCCGGGGCACGAGCACTGCTCGGGGAGGAGCACCGACGCGGGATCAGGCGGGACCTGACGGCGTGGACTGAGCATGCGCTGGCGCCGCTTGACCAGACACCAGCGCGGCACCATCGGCTGCTGATCGACGGCCTCAAACGCATCGAGCGCGGAGAGATTGACCGGCTGATGGTGTTCATGCCGCCGGGCTCGGCAAAATCGACTTATGCGTCGATCCTGTTTCCGGCGTGGTGGTTCTGCAGACATCCACGTTCGGCGGTGATTGCAGCGTCGCACACGGCGGAACTGGCGCAGCGTTTTGGCAGGCGGGTCCGCAATACGATCGCCGAGAACGCTGCTGCACTGGGCTTCGGCCTGGCGGCCAACAGTGCGGCCGCCGGGCGGTGGGAAACAAACGCGGGCGGCGAGTACTATGCGGCGGGCGTTGGTGGTTCGATCGCTGGGCGCCGCGCGGATCTGGCCATTGTCGATGATCCGGTGAAGTCGCGCCAGGCGGCAGAAAGCCAAACGCATCGCGACCGTGCCTGGGACTGGTTCCGCGCCGACCTGCTGACCCGGCTGAAGCCCGGGGGCCGTGTCGTTCTAGTCATGACCCGGTGGCACGAAGACGATCTGGCTGGCCGACTGCTGCTGATCGAGGCGGAGCGTTGGCGGGTGCTGTCGCTGCCGGCCATTGCCGGCGCGGATGATCCGCTGGGTCGAGGACTCGGCGAACCGCTGTGGCCGGAGTGGGAATCGATGGCTGAACTTTCCGACAAGCGCCGAACGATGGGCGAACGAGATTGGTGGGCGCTCTATCAGCAGGACCCGCGGCCGCCCGAAGGGGCGCTGTTCCGCGTGCGGCGGATCCCAATTCTGGATGCTGAGCCGGCAGGAAGCCGCGCGGCGCGGGGCTGGGACCTGGCAGCTACAGCGACGGTCGGCACCGCGAATCCGGACTGGACCGTGGGGCTGAAACTCGGACGGCTGGTTGATGACACGTTCATTGTGCTGGACGTCGTGAGATTGCGCGGCGGGCCCGATGAGGTGGAGGAGACGATCGTCAATACGGCAGGTGCCGATGGGCGCGAGGTGTCGATCGGGCTGCCGCAGGATCCGGGACAGGCGGGCAAGGGACAGGTGCAGTACCTCGTTCGCAAATTGGCGGGTTTTCGGGTCGAGGCGAGCCCGGAAACGGGTGACAAGGCGACCCGTGCGGCGCCAGTCGCTTCGCAGGTGAATGTCGGTAACGTCCGGATGGTGCGCGCGCCCTGGAACCGGGCGCTGCTCGATGAGATGGCCGCGTTTCCGTCGGGGCGCAACGACGATCAGGTGGATGCGCTGGCGCGCGCTTTTGGTTTGCTGGTCGCGCCGCCTGAGCCGGCCCGGCGGGTGACGATTCCGCTCATGGGCCGCTGAGGCGGCCGCACGCCACCTGGCGTGCATCCGTTCTGAGAGACGCAATTATGGGATGCAACGTCCGTCCCGGCTTTAATCCGTTGCTCAATCTCGTCAGGGGCAGGTAATCACCAGTGTTCGGATCGATCGCTGCCCGTGTGCCGCAGGACAAGGACCTGCCTGAACGTGCATGGCGCCTCGAGGTGCTGCGCCGCGTGCTGGACGGCACGATATATGACGTGCTGCCGCACCCGTTCCACGATGAGCGGAAGGCGGGTGGCGAATATGTGCCGCTACGGGACCGTCGACCCTGCGTGCGGTATGCGCTTTGCCGTACAGTGGTAGAGGACAGCGTGTCGCTGTTGTTCGGCGAAGGGCGGTTTCCGGCAATCGATTGCGCCGACGAAGCAACGCGAGAGTCGCTGCACGATCTGCTGATCGAGGCAGGGGCCAATCGCGTTATGATCGATGCGGCTACCCGGGGCTCGGTCGGCTCGGCTGCGATCCTGTTGCGTGTGTTGCGTGGGCGCATCTTCCTGGACGTGCTGGACACGCAATACCTGACTCCGGTCTGGAATCCGGAAGCGCCGGACAGGCTGCTGTCGGTGCGCGAACGTTACAAGGTGCGCGGGCGGGCGCTTCGGGAGCAGGGCTTCGATATCCGCGAGGATGAGCTGGAGGCGGACCACTGGTTCGCCCGCGAGTGGACCTCGGACGACGAGATATGGTTCCTACCGGTTCGGGTAGGCGCTGACGGACCGCCGGAGGTTGACGCGGATCGCAGTGTACGGCACGCGCTTGGCTTCGTGCCATTGGTTTGGATCCGCAACCTGCCGGGCGGCGATGGCCCGGATGGATGGTGCACATTCCGTTCAGCGATCGATGCGCAGATCGAAATCGACTATCAGCTGAGCCAAGCCGGGCGCGGGTTAAAATACAGCTCCGACCCGACGCTGCTGATCAAGGAGCCCGCGGCGCCGGATGGCGAGATCATCAAGGGCGCAGGCAACGCGCTGGTGGTGAGCGAGAAGGGTGACGCTCGACTTCTGGAGATCGGCGGCACCGCGTCGGCAGCCGTGCTGGATTACGTGCGGACGTTGCGCGAGCTGGCGCTGGAGAGCGTCCACGGCAACCGCTCGAACGCCGACAAAGTGAGCGCAGCGCAGTCCGGCCGTGCCATGGAAATGTTGCATCAGCCGTTGATATGGCTGGCGGATCGGTTGCGCATCTCCTATGGCCAGGAAGGGTTGCTGCGCTTGGCGCGAATGATCGTGGCGGCGGCACAGATGTATCCGATCAGGGTGCAGGGACGATCGGTGCGGCTGTCGGCGGCTGCACCGTTGTCGCTGCGCTGGCCTGAGTGGTTCCCGCCGACCGGCGAGGACAAACAGCAGGCAGCGAGCACACTGGCGACGCTGCGCGATGCGGGGCTGATCAGCCGCGAGACCGCCGTGAAGGATCGCGCGCCGGTCTATGACGTGGACCACGTGGCCGTTGAACTTGCGCGGATTGCCGCCGATGAGTCGGCGGCTGATGCGCGGACAGCTACGCAGGGCGCACGGGTGAGCGCAACGGAGATGCTGCCGGAATGACCGGCATGGCGGTGTGAGGCCGCAGTAACCTAGAGGACATCAATGTCGGCTACTTCCCCAACTCCGGACCTGCCTGAGGCCAAATCCGTGGCCACCAAAGAGCCGGAGACGTTTTCTCGCGAATATGTGCAAGAACTGAGGCGAGAAAACGAGCAATGGCGCTACAAGGCGCGTAGCCATGAGAGCGAAGCGGCCAAGGCGAAAAACGAGGCTCAGGCGGCAATCGCTGAAGTGCGCCGTGCAGCCGATGCACGGATCATCCACGCGGAGCTGAGGGCGGCTGCCCTGGCCGCGGGCATGATCGACGTCGAAGGATTGAAGCTGCTTGACACGTCTAGTGTCGAGCTGAATGACGAATGCAATATTGTCATTCCCGCGGCGCTCTTTGCTGATGCGAAGAAGGCGAAGCCGTGGCTGTTCGGGCAGGCCAGCACGTCGAGCACGGCGGCGACTCCGAAGATCGAACCCCCGAAGGCCAAAAGCGTGCGCGAAATGGACGACAAGGAACGTCGCGCCTTCGAACGCGAGCACGGCATCTATCGCTGATCGTGAGCCGACGCGAGAACGCCGGCGACTGACCGCCCACCGGGCCATGACGGCCAGGGGCTTCCCCACACAACAACGAGGAGGCCCCTATGGGCATTCAGAACTTCCCGGCACAACTGCAGCCGATCATTCAGCAGGGCTATCTGGAACACGCATTCGAGGAAGCTCTTCGCGCCAAGCTGGCCTATCGTGCCGTAGCCGATCGCGAGCCGTTTGAGGGTCAGATCGGCGAGACCAAGACCAAGACTCGCACCGGCCTGCGGCCAGCTGCCACGACGCCGCTGGTGCCGTCGAGCAATACCAACTTCGACAATGGCATGACACCTTCGGTGCCAGGGGTGGAGCAATATACGCTAACGCTGAATGCGTACGGCGACACTGTCGATCTCAACGTGGTGACGCAGAAGGTTGGCATTGCCAATCAGTTCATTATGAATGCGCGGCAGCTCGCCGAGCAAGCGGCACGCACCCTGGATACTCTGGCGGTGAATGCGCTGTTGAACACGTATCTCGGCGGCAACACGCGGGTGCGCGTTACGCTCGGTTCACCCGCCACCACGGTATCCGTTGATG